GGGCGATCTGCCTCTTGAAATTGACCCAGAAACTGGCCTGCCAGCCGAAAACGTGCTTATGGATGCGGCTGACTTGGCTGGCGCATTTACTGGCGCTGGCTTGCTTGCCAAGCGCCCCGCTGGGTCGATTGGTATGGGTGGGCGGGAAGACGTCAGCGACACACTGTTGATGCAACAGCCTAAAAAGCGCCCGAAGATACGACAGATGCCGGAGGCGGAACAGAATTTATACGAGGCCGCCGCTGCGTTTCAACTTCCGCGTGAAGTAGGCGAGGGGCTGCTTTTGCCTCGGCGTGCGTATGAGTATGGTGCAAGAACCGCTGACGCTGGTGACCAAGGTTTGCTTGTAGACCCCGGTTTTCAAAACCTGAGCCGCGACATGCCTGACCTTAGCGGAACGGTTGTGCGTGACCTTGGCACACTAGCCCGAAGCCCTGACCTAGACATACAGAGCCTGATCGGACGCACCGCAAAATTGATGCCCGGTGATATGACAATGGCCGGTAAAAAAATTACGCATGTGCAGGGTGTAAAGTTGAAAAAACCCGTGCGTATGACCGGCGGAAAAGACTTTTCGTCTGAAAAATTATCGCGTGAGCTTGGTATTGTTTGGGCGTCTGACCCCGCTGTCATTTCTGGTTATGCGAAGCAGGCTCGCCAAACGCCCGGTCTTTTAGGAATATACACGTCGATGGGCGGACGTGGTAGCGACTTCTCGCATCATGTGGCTGATGTTCTTGTTGACATGACAAAACAGGCAGCAAAATGGATACCAGAAAAAAAGATAGCTGACTTTGACGAGCAGGTTAGAAATTTAAAAGATACAAAAGAAAACCCTAAAACGGGTGAAAAAACAACGATAACACCGTTTAGTGATTTTCCCGGCATTACTAGCCCTAATATTGAAAAATACCTTTACTCAGCCGGTAAAGGTGCAGCTCGTAAAGCTGTTGCCGACACAATGGAGAAAAGCACATTTAGAGACAGCGGCTTCCCTGATGTTACTGCTGTTCGTATGGTTGTGTCTGACCCGCAAATGTCTAGCCGCGTAAACGATCCATCCGCTATGTTGGCACCAACTGGAGGTCGTGTTGTCGAGTTTGACGCCGACCCAATGTTGCCAATGTCTGGCGAGGGCAACATACCTGAATTTCACAAAACATATAAACAGGCAATATCTGGCACTGACCTTGGTGGTTTATCCACCCCCGTGCCGCGCATATTAATGGCACCAGATTTTTTTGCAACCAGACGAGCTGCTGGCGCGGCCCCATCATCTGACCGTCGTTCCGCAGAAATTAGCAATGTGTTGCAGGAAATTACTCAGCCGGTGGCTGACGATGTATCTGCCTATCAAGAGTTTTTCCGCAGGGGATTGCTTGGAAAAGGAATGTAATGCCACCACGCAAAAAGAAAAAGGAGTGCTAAAATGAACTATGGTAAAAACGGAAATTTTTTGACCACATACCTTTTGAACCCAGCCTCTGATATAATTAACACTGTGGCTGATCAGTTTACTAATCGTAAACTTGTGTTGTCTGGAAAGAAAAAAAAGAAACGGTCGTCGTCTAACACCATTTATGGTACATATTCAAAAAACGATTAACAGAAAAGGAAAGCTAGATATGGCTGGATACGGTAAGAAAAAAGGCGGAAAAACAGGCGGTGCAAAGCAAGTTCTTGGTAAATATTGTTGAAAAAAGAAAGAAAGTGAGAAAAGCATGATTGTATGTGATCCCTGCCCCTATAAGGGCCGCTGCGAACATCAGCAGCGTTGCATTCAGGGCATAAACGCCATGCCCGATATGACGCCTGCTCCAGCTCCGGCAAAGGTTGTGCAAACCAGCAAGGGCATGATAGAAACCGCCGGTAAGCGCGGTGCGCCGATTAAGGGCGCTAGTAAGGGCGAAAAGAAGAAGGCTCGCAAGGTTACTTTACAATGATGGTGCGCCGCCCGTTAGTGGGGCGCATTCGTCGCCCACAACCCCCCATAGATCCGCCGCGCTTTTTGTGCGATAATGCGCAACCGGACAAACCAAAGTCCGCGCCAAAACGTGCGGCAAAAGGTGCAAAAAACAATGGCAAAAATGGATGATGAACAGCTCGGTTCGATTGTCTCAGGTGAGATAACAGACGCGCTAAATCACTTTGACAGCGAATACACCCAAGAGCGCCTTCGCGCTCTCGACTTCTATTTGGGCGAGCCAATGGGCAACGAGGTCGAGGGGCGGTCATCTGTTGTTGCTACCGAAGTGGCGGACACTGTTGAGGCTGTTATGCCCAATCTTATGCGGGTATTTACATCTAGCGATAAGTATGTCCGGTTTTCTCCTCGCACCGCTGAGGACGTAGAGGCCGCCGAGCAGGCTTCTGACTACGTCAATATGATAATTACGCAGCGCAATGACGGTTACAAACTGCTCCACACGTTTTTTAAGGATGCGCTTTTATTTCGCATGGGCGTAATTAAGTTCTTTTACGAGACACGCGAAGAGGTCGACGAGGAAGAATACACTGGCCTGTCAGACGAAGAGCTGACAATGCTGATGAACGACCCCGACGTCAAAATTATAGAGCAGTCTGAGACTGTCATGGAAAGCGTCTACGATGACGAGAGCGGCGAGACAACTCCTCTTCGATCTGAGTACGACCTGAAGGTTCGTGTTACCCGCGAACAAGGCGAAATAAAAGTTATTAACGTGCCGCCGGAAGAGTTCCTTGTAAACCGTCGGGCGACCTCTTTAGAAGACGCGCATTTTATGGCGCACCGCACAACTCTTACCGTCTCAGATCTTGTGGCTATGGGTTACGACAGAGACGAGGTTGAGCAGTACGCGGGCGAAGACGAGCTAGAAACTGATAACGAGGTCAGCAACCGTTTTCAGGATATGGAGGCGTCAACCGGTTCCGACCCAGCCGACCCAACAATGCGAAGTGTCATTTATTACGAGTGCATCGTTAAAATGGACTACGATGGCGATGGTATAGCCGAGCGTCGCCGTATTTGCGCTATTGGCTCTGAGGGCCAGCATATTCTGCACAATGAGCCGTGGGACCACATTCCGTTTGCTGTTGCCTCTCCTATTCTGATGCCGCACCGTTTAGTTGGTCGTAGCGTCTACGATATGACTGAAGATTTGCAGGTCATTAAGACTACCTTGATGCGCCAGTATCTGGACAGCGTCTACTCATCGACACTGCCGCGCATAGCAGCCGTTGAGGGAGCCGTAAATCTCGACGATTTACTGGACGCCCAGGCTGGAGGTGTGATCCGGGTAAGACAGCCCGGCATGATACAGCCACTAGCTGGCGCGTCGGTTGGTAATGAAATACGCCCGCTGATGGATTATTTGGACACAGTAAAAGAACAGCGAACCGGAATGAGCCGCGCTAGTCAGGGGCTGGACGCCAACAGCTTGCAGTCGTCGACTGCGTCAGCCGTCAGCGCCACAGTTCGCGGCGCTCAGGTTAAGTTGGAGAGTTATGCTCGCACAATGGCTGAGACTGGTGTCAAGAGTTTGTTCAAAGGTATATTGGCGTTAGTTTTAAAACACGATAGCAAGCCGCAGGTAATGCGTCTGCGCAACAAATTTGTTCCAATTAATCCGGCTGAATGGAAGTCGCAATTTGACACTGTTGTGCAGGTTGGTTTGGGTACGACTGACGACGAGACAAAGATTGCATTTCTGACGCAGATTGCCGCAAAGCAAGAGCAGATCCTTATGCAGTTAGGCGCTGACAATCCTCTTGTGACCGCGCAGCAATATGTTGCTACTTTGCGGTCTATCGCAGAAGTTGGGGGCTTTAAGGATGCTGACCAATTTTTTAACTCGCCAGAGGTCGTGGGCCAGAAAGTCGCACAACAACAACAGATGCAGCAAGCGCAACAGGGCAAGCCTGACCCAGCCGTTGCGGCAATGCAGCAAAAAGCGCAAATGGATTTACAGCTTGCCAAACAAAAGGCTGAGGCTGAAATTGAGTTGAAGCGTGAAAAAATGCAGGCCGACATACAGCTTGAGCGTGAAAAAATGCAGATGGAAATTGAGCTTCGCCGTCAGGAGTTGGCGGCTGAAGCAGAACTTCGCGTGGCTAAGGCAATGACCGACGCCGAAATATCAACTAACCTTCCGAGGGCGCAGTAATGGCTAAGATCAAAAAAATGATGCCACCCCGCAATACAGTTATTCGCGGACAAGAACATTTATTAGCCTATATCTCGCCGGAAGAAGCTGACATTCTAAAGTCTTTGGGTGGATCTGGCGAACCCGGTCCTATGGGTATCCCTGCCTTTTTTATGGGTGAAGGTCAAGATAGCGTAACGGCTGACACTTATAGCGAAACGGATACTTCTAGCGGCGGCGGCTATTATGAAGAAGACACAAACGATCCTTCTTCGTATGGCGGAGTAAGCGACGCCCAAAGGCGAGACGCCATTAATAGAGCAGAAAGCGCTTTGCAACAAAGCATCCTTAGCACTGGTGCATTGCAGTCGGATATGACGCCCGAAGATTTTGCATTTGATACGGGGCCAAGTAATGCAGATAGAGTGGCTCAATCATATTTTGATTATGCCGACGTTTTTGGTCCTGAAATTTATTCATCAAATTATATTGGCGGCTCAATATCCGACGCGATTAAAAACCGCAGCTTTAGTGGGTTGCTTGGTGTTCCGAGCTACTCGACTTGGATGGATCATATCCCAACTCGGACGGCGTTTGCTAATATGGCAATCGACAAATTAGAAAACCGAATTGCTGGATACAAAAATGACGACAGTTTTCTCGGTAAAGCGCTCTCTGGACTAAACACTCGTGCTACAAACAACATTATCAAAGGGTTGAAGGACGGCGGACGCCCTGTTTTGGATAGCAAAGGCCGCGTTATGGGCGTGTTTGAAAAAGGCCCGTTTGGTTTCGGCGAGGTCTATACCGGGCGCCCAGTTGAGGGTGTTGAAGGAACCGGATTTATTGACCCAGATATGGGCGGCGAAGATGTTAAACCGGTAAACCCAGCAACTGGACAATGTGACGAGGGTTACATATTTGATGATGATTTGCAGGCTTGCCGTTTAGATAACGCCAGCGTGGCTAGTGTTGACGCTTCGGCAGATGGCGCGTATGCAAGAATGGGCTTGCTTGATGTTGCGCCGACAGGTCTGTCAGATTTTCAACAGCGTTACGGCGTGGGCTATGGCTCTCCACAAGATTTTGCGGATGCTAATACTGCATTTAGAAAGCGGGGCGCGACATATCCAGAGTTCTTTAATAAGCCACCAAAGTTAACGGGGTACACATTACTATCTTAGGAAAAGGGAATGGATGAAAGAAAAGTAAGGGACAAGCAGGCCAGAGCCGAGAGGGCTGAAGCGCTGCTTCGCAATGAGTTGTTAAACGAGGCGTTTGATTATCTGGATGAACAGTTTACTGCGGCTTGGAAAAACAGCGACGTTAAAGACACAGACAACAGAGAGAGGGTATATTTTTTGTCTCAATCTCTTGCCGCTTTGAAGGGGTATTTTCAAAGCGTTATAGAAAGTGGTAAGTTAGCCGAAGCGCAGCTTGACGATTTCAGGCGGCGGGCAACTGTAACAAAATTAAGGTGATTTAATTATGTCCGATAATCCAGCAGGAACCGGCGATATTTCAATGAATGACGCAATTAGCCTTCTGAGCAATCCCCCAACGGATAATGCAACAGAAGAGCGGACCGAGACGCAAGAGGCGTCTCAACAGCCAGAGGCAGAGGCACCGCAGGTAGAAACCGATCACGTCGATGAGACGCCGGAAGATGACCATGTTGATGATGATGCCAGTGAAGGCGAAGAAGACTATGACGATGATGAGTACGACGCAGACGAGGAAGAGCCTCAAGCAACCTACACAGTCAAAGTTGACGGTGAAGAAGTAGAGGTAGACTTAGACGAGCTGCGAAACGGGTATCAGAGACAGCAGTCTTTTACTAGGAAGTCTATGGAACTTGCCGAGCAACGGAAAGCCTTTGAGGCTGAAGCGGCTCAAACAAAGCAAACCAGAGACTACTACGCGCAGCAACTTGATCAGTTGAGCGCCCAAATCCAGCAGACAACCGAGCAGGAACCTGACTGGAGAGCATTAGCCGAAACAATGAGTGAGCGTGACCTTTTTCTAGCCAAGGCGGAGTACGACCAGTACAAAGAACAGCAGAAAAAAGTCGATGCCGAAAGGCAGCGTGTAGCTCAGGAGCAGGCAGTTGACCGTGAAAAGGAGTTGACGAAACACTTGCACACGCAACGTGCCGATATGCTTAATCGCATACCTTCGTGGCAGAATGACGAAACCCGTGAAAGCGAGCGTCAGGAAATCATAAAGTATGCACAACGCCGAATTGGCTTCTCACAAGAGGAGATTGAAAATGCGTCTGACGCACGGGCAATCGAGCTTTTGTACAAGGCTTGGAAGTGGGATAACCTTCAATTGAAGAAACCCGCTGCTAAGAAGAAGGCAAGACAGGCACCAAAAATGGCTAAGGCAGGACGCCCTAAGACCAAGCGTGAAGTTGCTTCCCGTTCTCGGCAGGAAGCGAAAAAGCGTTTTGAAAACGCTGGAACCGTGGATGCCGCTGTTGAATTTCTAATGGGCAGATAAGCCCGAAGGAGCAAAAAAATGGCCGTCTTTACGACCCAAAACGCCGTTGGTGAGCGCGAACAGCTCGCCGACATAATCTACCGGATTGATCCGGCAGAAACACCAATTTTTTCTAATGTGAAAAAAGAAACCTCAAACGGTATCTTTGTGGAATGGCAGGTCCAGGAATTGACTTCGGCCTCAGCCACAAACTACCATAATGAGGGAGCAACAACTTCAACCGCTGCGGCAACGCCAACCGCAAGAATTGGTAATTATCACCAGATCTCAAAGAAGGTGTTTGCAACATCTGGCACTTTGGAATCCGTTGATACCGCCGGGCGCGAGCGGGAACACAATTACCAAAAGGTTTTGAAAGCCCTGGAATTACGCCGGGACATTGAAAAATCAATTGGTGATACAGACGTTGCCCGTGACGGTTCTGATCCTCGCAAATCAGCTTCGCTGTCTTGCTGGATAACCAACGGTAGTGTTGGTGCCGGTTCAGGTGCCTTTGCTAACGGCTTAGGAACCAACACCATTACAGCAGGAACCGCTCGTCCGTTGACACTTGCCCTCATCGAAGATGGGATGCAGGATGCCTGGACTGACGGAGGTAACCCTCGTTTAATGGTGGCAAGCGCTACAAACCGTGCCAATTTTTCTGACCTGTCAGCGTCAGGCAACTTGGTGTCAAACGACGTAAACATGACTGCCGCTAAGGAAGTCACTTACGTTGGCTCGACTTCTGTATTCCTTACAGACTTTGGCACCGTAGAGGCTGTCCCATCTCGCTTGATGGGTAACGACCGCGTGTTCTTGATTGACCCAGATTTTGTGTCAGTCTGCACATTGAGCGGACGTAACTTTCTTGAGCAGGAACTTTCTCAGGACGGTGACGCCAAGACAAGCCATCTGGTTTCAGAATGGTCGCTCAAGCCGACTGCGCCAAAAGCGCATTCAGCTATTTTTGATCTTAACGGATCATAATAAGTCTGAGGGGGCGGGCGACTGCCCCCTCTCTTTTAAGAGGGATCACATGAAGCGAGTTTTATACACAGACCCCCGCACCAAAAAAGAAGTGGTAATGGATCAGCGGTCTGACGGGACTGACGTCATTGAGACGACGCAACATTTTGACACGCTGGTAAAATTAAACCGGCAAATGAATAACGACTATTCAAAAGGCTCTATGACAGGCAATACTCAGCGTCATGTACAGCATGTGGCGGAGATACCAAATGTGGTGTATAATCACCTGATTGAGACGCTTGGCACACCGCAGGAGAACCCAAAAGGTTGGAAGGCGTGGCTAAACAATAGTGAGAACCGAGACTTTAGAACAGGCGGCGGGCAAGTATAATGGCGATAACCACCTACACAGATCTCCAAGCCGGAATAGCTAATTTTTTAGCTAGAAGCGATTTATCTGCTCAAATCCCCGATTTTATAACTTTGGCTGAGGCTCGCCTTAGTAGAGAGCTTGAGACAAGATCGCAGGAAAAAAGATCTGTAGCTAATTTGGTTGTCGGGGATGAATACATCTATTTACCGTCTGACTTTAGAGAGGTGCGCGAAGTAAAACTAAACACGTCTCCTTTGACTGTTCTAAAATATCATAGCCCCGCTTCTTTGGACGAACAATATCCGTCAAATGGAAATGGCAAACCAAGGGGG